CATTTCGAGAGTAGATAGCCCCGCCTCCATCCCAAGAATGGCCCCTTTCTTCTCAGCCACCGGATCAACCCAGCCCCGCCCTGGCCCCATCCATTGAGCACGGCAATATGCCGCTTTAGCAGCAAGGAAATCAGGTGCACCCGCAGGTAAAGGAACCTCACCTAAATCATGCAGTTCTTCGATAAAGCACGACAAAATGGGCTGAGCGAATCCCATCGCAAAATCATCACGGCGGCGGGTCAGTGTTTTCCAGGCTTCCAGCATGGCGGAACGGGCTGAGCTGTAGTTAACATCTGACCAGTCTTGGGTCAGTTGCTGGGTAGAAATCCCCAATGATGCTGCGACATTTCTCAGCGCGGCACTTTCAAAGGCGACAAAGTTGCTGGTTGGTCGAACCGCATTAAGCGAGGTCATACTTTCACCGGGTGCCAGTATCGGAATACGTGCACCACCTTGTAATGAAAGTCGTTTTTCGTCGTGATATTCACGACGCATTTTCTGATACTTAAGAACGTCATCACTCGTATCGAGGGAGTCCGCAACCAGACCGGGGTCATGAGGCGACGTGATGAAAGCAGCGAAAATAGAGTTTAGGATTGACGACTGTAATTCAACTTCATCGTACTTAATCAGCATTTTCAGGCGCTGGACGATGGGAGTAAAAATACTGATACCGCGATGCTGGGAGGCCCGATCGCTATCAAAGTCATGGATGACGATGGGGCGGCCCCAGTCAGTCTCACGCTGGATGCGCTCCCAAGTCATGGTTTCTTTACCGCTCCACCAGTCACCGATATGAGCTTTGCGAATGTGATAAGCAATAGGGACACCATCATCATCAATTTCTATCCCGCCGCGAATATTCGGCATGTCGAATTTCTCTTGCGGATTGCTTAGCCGGTCTGGATCAATGATTTGCATCGTCGTGGCATACTGCGCCCTGCCATAGCCAAGGCGGTCAGGTCGATACTGCATCACACAGAGCGCGTCACCGTCAGTCAGCTTGTGGCGAAAACCAAGCCGCAGTAGTTGCGCGACGGTTTTCTTTCTTTCCACATCACAATAACGGTTTGGGTCATTCGCCCAAATTCGCCAGCCTGATTCAATGGCCCGTCCATATTCATCCGCCCATTTCGCGTCAAATTGAGGATTGCCAGTCATCAGCGCCAGAGTCCGATAATCGACTTTGGCAAGCGGACGGAAAGACGCACCCACGGCATTATCCAAAATGCGGGTAACGCTGCCCGAGGCCCAGCCATCATTGCGCACCATGTCACGGACACGGGCAACCACCTGATTGCGGGAGGGATTGATTTCGTTGTCTGGTGACCATAGTGATGGTTGCCAGTTAGCCATGGTGTCACTGAATTGATCAGCAGCGTCATAGGGAACGCCACTGGAACCATTTAGCATTGATGCCCTTGATTGGGATGGCGGCAAGGGGCGACCGTCAGGACCTAAAATCCTTACTGGGTTTTTCATCAATAACGAAACCTTAACGCCCTACGGGGATGTTTAACGATGCCTAGCTGGGCCTGAAGAAGTTGAATTAATCCCATCAGTTGACCGATATCAGTCGGCTGATAGGTCACTGAGCGAGTACCATCCCCTTGTGCATATGAGAAAGAAATACCTTTCGAGCCCGTTGATAACTCGATATAGGCTTGCTGCGCTCGGTTTAATGCTTCTTGCAATTGAGCACGACTCATCGCACCCGCCAGTAGGCTAGTGTTTGCATGGAACATAGAAATCCTTATGCCAATCGGCTGGCGATGCTTTTTGTGATGGGAGGTTCAGATTCCTGAATAATGGCACCCGGTAGACGCAGACTGGTTTTCTCTTCCTGTTCAGGCGGAACTGGGTGTAAAACTTTATCTGGATCGGACTCGATCAGCAGTGCGCGGGTATTTAATTTCAGCCCCAAATGGAACAGACCCGCAAGGGCAGCATAAGCATAAACTCGACAGTCCAGCGCCTCGTTAGCTTTACCATGTGGCAAATCCCAAACGCTGTAACGCTGACCAGCCGCTTCTTTCATGATCAAGCGCTCAGCCGTTAACTGGCTGAAATACCCCATATCCCGATCTGTTGAAAAGTGCATATATCCGGGGCCGGGTTTATCAAGATGAAGACGGGATCGGATAGAGTCTTTTGCTGAGTTAACCCCAATAATGACCGGGCGGAACTGCGACCGATTCTTTGAGGTGGGCCGCTTGTTAGGCCAAATAGGAGAGCGCTTACCACCGGTGGCTGATTCCCCTTTGATGGCCCATATCCGACGCCCCAAACGCTCCTTAGCAAACTCATAGACCTTTTGTGTGTGGTTACCACCGGAGTCATGGCAGGCGGCCATGATAGTAAATCCACGTCCATCTGCCCGCCGCCAGATTTGCTTTAGATAGGCATCAAGCCGAAGCCAGGGTTCTGCCGTTTCAAGGTCACCCTCGATAACGTCAAACGCTACCGACCAGCTCTCTTCATCCTTACCCCATCCCACAACTTCAATTTCTAACCGGTCTGCCTGAGTATCAATTCCCGCAGTCAGGACAGCAACACCATCAGGAACTTCAGCGTCAAAAACTTCTCTTCGCGACAGTAGCTCATCCACAGGCAACCGCTTACCGTAGTTGGGGCGATGAGGTAGGCCCATCTGGGTATTCCACCAGGCTAGCTCTTTATCAGGATCTCCTTTAGCTTTAAGGTATTTAGCGGCGATATCAGACGGTTTGTCTTTTTGCCACGGGCTAAATATCTTGGACGCCTGAAATCCGGCATGAATATTATCGACCCCCAACTTACCGCAAGTGGGACAAACTGCCCGATGCACAGCGTGACGCTCAGATTCAGACCAGCGCCATACAACGCCCACCGCAGCCTGATCATCAATGTGCCAGGCTTGTTCATAATCATTCAGCGGCACATGGCGCTGTTCGCAGCATTCGAAAGGTTTTGTTTGATGCCACTCAATGGTATTCAGCGCTCTCAGCCGGTCGCCCTCTGACCACCCAGAACCACAGCTTTCACAGTGGATCATGGCTAACTTGGTATTGTGTTTATCCCCATCCGATGGCCAGTGAACATGCTTGAAGAAATCAGGAAATTGGCGGTGACCACAGTGTGGACATGCCATCGATGCCCGACGCTGATCCGATTCTTCATAGCTGGCCGCTATTCGGCTTTCATCTTCAACGGTCGGAGAGCAGGCACGGACAGATAGCCAGTTTAGTCCAAAGGTTGCGGTGCGCTCTTCTGCCAGCGTTATCGGGTCACCCTCACGTGTAATTGGATACTTATCTACCTCATCGGCCAGTAATACCCGAATCGGGCGACGGGCAAGGTTATCCGGGCTACCTGCCCCCGCCAGTGCCAGAAACCCACCAGTAAAGGACTTGTACAATAATGTCTCTTTTGAATTTTTCTGCTTGTTGCCGCCAATGAGCTGGCGAAGTACCGGTGTCACTCTCACTAGTGGGGTAATACGCTCTTTCGAGAACTGCTCGGCGGCATCTTCTTTTGGTTGTAATAACAACATTGGGCAAGGGTCGAGATGAGCAAAGTAACCAAATAGATTTTCAAGCAACGCTGTTTTCATCAACTGGGTACAACACATCACGGTAATGATATGCACCCCGGATTCTGTCGCCGCCAGCATGGGGCCACGGGCAATTTCTACAGTTGAAGTTTCCCAATTCCCTGATGTACTACCCGCCTCTTTTGCCAGTTTTCGGTATTCGTCAGCCCAGTCTGGGACGCTAATTCGTGGTGGTGGTGTCCATCCCTTACGAACGCTGCGAAGCAACCGATCATGTTTGCTCTGCGTTAAACTCAGGTTCACCGAGGCCAGAGATGTGTTTATGGACATATGCTAATAACACCTCTGTCATTCTATCGGCGGGAACATCCAAGTCAGCCGCCATCAAAGGAGCCACCCTTGACGGCCAGTTCATCCAGGCATCACGTTGTTCACGAAAAGCGCTAAACAAAATAGCTTCCGCAGCAGTCAACTCTACTAGCTGCCCGTCTTCTTTCTCAAACTCCAACTTGGTTAATAATGCCAGGTAATTTTCTTTCACCCTTGCGGCCTCTTCCCTCGACCACTCAGCTCCGTTTGCCAGCATGATTTCTTTAACAGTCGCATCGGTACTGTCATCAATATCAGCGGCTTTAACTTTTGCTGGCTTCTTTCTGCTGGCGTTTTTAGTCCGTGGATCTTTACTGTCGCGCAAAGTGGCCACAGCCTTATCACTTTCCTCAACGTTGACCAGATCACCATCAAGAACAATATATTTTCCCGCCTTTATCCAGCGGCTCACCGTCTTCCGATCCACACCTGCATGCTTGGCATAATCAATCTGCGTCATTGTGCTCATGATGAAAATTGCCTCTGTGGGACATGGGACATTGCTGTGGGACATTTTTTTGTGTCCCATCTAAAATGTCCCACGCAGAAAAACAGCTACAGCCGCGCTGCGTAAGGTCTGACGGTTACAGTTGCATAACTATGCGCGTGGGACATGGGACACAAAATGAAAAATTTATAGCTGGTAAAACTGCACGGCGCGCAATGCCCGTACATTACAAAGGTCTCAGGAAGGACCCATTTTTTTCTAGATGATAATTGATTCCAT